GACGATGGGAGGCTTGTCGCGCTGGAGCCAACGTGTAGACCCGGCGTGCCTGCTACATCCTACGAAATGATTGAGGGGATGGACTCATCTGTCGGTGAGCTTTTGTCGGCAATGGCGAAGGGGATCAACCGGAAGATTGAGATCCACATGGGCTTGGGGATGGTGATGTGCGTGGTGGCGAAACCATTTCCCTTAGAGGCAGATGTTGAGGACGATGCGACCAGCATGGGAGAGCGGCTATGGATTCTGCAGGACGGGGTTCCAGTTTCGGAATTCACCCTCGAGCAACGACGTCACATCCACCTGTACAACTTCAAACTGAAGGAGAACGCGGAGTCGGGCGAGACGTATTATTCCGTACCAACCAAGAGTGGGTATCTTTACACAGTGACCGCCCGCGGGGAGTATATCTCGACTATGCGCGATTCTCTAATCCACTACATCAAGCAGAACACTTTTATCTCTGGCATGAAATTCCGCCAGGATATCGGCAAGCGCGTGGAGCAATTCGAATATGAGCAAGAGATGTCCGGATCAGTATCCTGATGAATATGAACCGGAACCTTACGAGGATGGGCATGAAGAGTCTTTTGAAATTGCTGGTGATTCTGGGCTTGGCGACGAGCCTCTGGAGTCAGACCTCGAACGTGACGGCGACAATTACGGACCCGGATGGGCAGACCTGGAATAACGGCACCTACACGATCAGCTTCATCCCAACCCCCGGCAATCCCGGCCCATTCAGTTGGAACGGGAATCCGAACTTCCCGCAGAACTATACAGGTTCGTTGAATGGCGCGGGAGTGTTGACCGTCAGTATTCCGGATAACTCGTTCATCGTTCCCCGCGGGAGTTTGTGGCAATTCACGCTTTGCTCTAGGACTTCTGCTCCATGCCAAAACGTCCAGTTGTCTGTGACCGGAGCGAATCCGAATCTCTCGACGCCGCTCAGTACTCCCTTAATCGCTCCCCGGTTCAGTGCTGGCCAGTACTCATTTGGATACCTCGATGTCGAGGTTAACGCCCCGATCATTAACAGTGTTCTGGCTCCTGGCATCGTCTACTACAACGTGACCAACCAGATTCAGAGAATATGGAACGGATCGGCGTGGGCCAACAATTCAGGTGGCGGATCAGGGACGATCACGGGAATCAACACGAATGCTGGGAGCGGTCTGATCGGCGGTGGTCTGAGTGGGACCCTGAATTTGTCCCTTACGAATACTTGCGCGGCCAGTCAGGTACTGCAATGGAACGGCTCCGGCTGGGTGTGCTCATCGGCCGGCACAGGCACCGTCACTGGATCTGGCGCATCCCCGATATTTCCGATCTGGACAGGAACGAATGCTCTAGGCAGTTCGAATCTGACTAACATTCCCGGTCCTCCTGCCGGCGTGAATTATTCACTGGGGAGCGGTCTGTCGTGGCAGATCGACGCGAACAATGTCAATTTCAATTCTGGCTGCGCCGGCAGTTGTAGCATTTTGATCCAGAATAGCTACGCTCCGGGGGCAAACAATAACGCTGGTGGGATACTGATCCGCGGGGCTCCTGCTACGGGGAGTGCCAATGCTGGACCAGTAGAAATTCTTGGCGGATCGACGAATGGCGCTGGTAACGGATCCTCGGTTGTAGCCGGAGCTGGCGGTTCAAACGGTTTCGGAGCTATCGGCGGGAATGTCAATATCACTGGCGGCAGCACAACCGCAAGCAACTCCGGTGGGAGTATTTTCCTAACCCCCGGCACTGGTGGATCTGGAAATGGGGCGGTCAATATTTCCGGTCTAGCCAATGGCTGTTTGAATATCACCGGTGGGGTGGTTGGAACCACCGGTTCGGCGTGCGGGAGTGGTAGCGGTGGTGGGACGGTAACGAGCTTCTCGGCGGGTTCTCTGTCTCCGCTGTTTACAACCAGTGTGGCCACGGGAACCACAACGCCGGTGCTTTCCTTCACCCTCTCAACAGCCACGCAGAATACGTTGTTCGGGGCAGCAACTAGTACTACGCCAGCCTATAACCCCGTTCCCGGATGTTCTGGCGCCCAGAACGCGCTGATCTGGACTACGAATACAGGGTTTGGCTGTAACACAATTGCGACAGGTGGACCTGGGACTGGTACGGCCAACTCGGTGGCTACATGGGTTTCAAGCTCAAGCCTCGGTAGCATCGTCGGAACTGTCAGCGGTCAGACACTGACAGCAGTCAACTCTTCGGCTCCGGTGTTTGCCTCCGCTGGCCTGGCCGATAGCGTCAACTCTCCGGTAACGTCGGCGTCGTACACAATTGCTTGCGACAGTTCAACAACGGTCATCGATCGCACGCACATCCTCAGATTCCAGTCCGGTGCTAGCACTCCAGTTGTGCCGCTGTCCACCGCCACTGGATGCACGGGTGGGTTTGTAACGGCCGTGATTGATGACGGTGCCGGGAGTTTGGTGTTCGGTCGTACCAGTCCAGATACATTCAGCGTGTTCAATGGTTCGTCGGCATCGGACGGGCAAACATCTTTCACACTCACAAATGGTCAGTTTGCGACATTGACCCAAGGGGCTCCGGGAATCTGGGAAGTGCGGGTCAGTTCTTATATCTACCCAGGATCTGGCATTGCTAACTCGACGGGCTCGGCCTGGGCAACGTCATATGCGACAACTGGCAGCGGGACGAATGTAGTCCTGCAAACCACGCCTACGATCAACGGTCCTACCATGTCCAATCCGACACTGGGCCTCGCATCGTCGCCGAGCGCGGTACTTCAGAATTACACATCTAGTGTTATTACTCCCGGCCTGATTGTCAAAATTGATCCTGGCGTAAACGATACGGTGTTGGCAGTCACGACTTCAGACACTGAGGCGGTCGGCATCGTGCAGGCATCGCCAGCTAGTTCGTCTAATGTCGCAATAAGCGGAGCAGCCTTCTGCACGTTTGATAGCACTCCGACCGCTGGGCATTATGTCCAGATTTCGACTACCACATCCTCGAACTGCCATGATGCTGGGGCAACGCCGCCGACTTCGGGATCGGTCGTGGTTGGCCGGGTGATCGATAGCACGGGAAATGTGGACGTAAGAATCACGCCGTTGGCTGGCAGTAGTTCGCCTGCTTTCTCTGCGGTGACGTCTGGTACGAACCTAAACACCTTGGCTGTAGGCGGAGTCGGCAGTTTAGTTCCTACAGGTGTTGGACAAATTACTGGTAACGGCCTATTCCTGAGCACAGGCGGACTGAGCGGATTGCCAATTCCGTTCACGCCTTCGGTTGCTTCAGTAGCGAGCAGCGGCGGAGGTTTGACTTACAACACGGCGTATTTCTTTAGAACGGCATATTCGAATGGTACCCAGACTTCCGTAGGTAGTGAAGAGGTTAGTCTTGAGCCAGTCAATTTTCCAAGTTCGACTTGCACGGCGTCGTTGACTGTTTGCGAGATGGTGATTACTTCACCTCCAGCGATTCCTGGTGTAACTGGCGGGACCTGGACTTTCTACAGTTCGACTACGACAGGCACAGAGAAAGCGAACAGCGCCTGCACGAATCTTTCGATTGGCACAAACTGCACGTTCACGGCGGTTGGTACGGGAGCATCGGTTCCAACAACTCAGTCGCCTCAAATTCTTCCTCCCGGCACGATCGTGAATGACTGCGGCGTGAATCAAGGTATCCCGTGGCTCTACGGATTCAAGTCAGATGGCGACAATCACGCGCTGGCAATGTTCGATTCGACTACGAACACAACGCAGTCTCCGAATGGCCCTGTGATCGGCGGCACGATGCATTGGTGTACCCGCACAGTGTTTGATGACACGGGTTATAACGGCGGAAATCTGATGCCGAATAGCACAGGCGGAAGAGCCTCCTTCGTGAATATCTATCACCTTCCCGGCATCAACTCTGGGCAAGGATGCTGCCCCACGGGAAGTCAACAAGACGACAGAACGTTGAGCGTGTTTGGTGATGCGCCTGTAGGTGACAATAGTACGCGTACTGGCGCTCAGTTGACCGTGTATCTTGAAAGCGGACAAAACGGCCATGCCACGCTAATAAACGGTCAGTCCATCACGACCAGTATGGCTTCGCTACGCGCGAACACATTCCTCGATTCGGACGTAGCCAGCACAACGTTCACTGGCTCGATGTTCGGAGTCGATTCGACAATTGAATTTGAGTCAGGAGTAATTTCCAGTTCGACGGCTGCCGTCCATGGACAGGTATCTTTTCCGGGTACAATGACTACGGGAACGCAGACTGAAGCGGATTCATTCTTCGCGGATACCCTCGGAACGACCAGCACTCACTTGGCAATCTACGCCGGATTCCATGCTCATGCTGCCCACTCTTACGCTTCGACATACAACGCTGGTGGATGGTTCGAGGACTACGGAACAGGCAACACGAATTTCAACATCTTAAGCGATGCCACTTCAAGTAATTTTGCCCACAACTACTTTGGTGGAGTGAGTACCTTCGAGCAAGGCATTACCGGGTCTATTCTGCCAACGGCGATCACTGCTCCAACTGGTGGCATTTCTATCGCTCCGACTTGCGTATCTGGTTGTACAACAACGTGGACTTACAAACTAGTGGCAAAAGATGCGATGGGCGGGTGGGCTTCAGTCCCACTATCGCTGAATACCGTCCTTGGAGCCGCCACACTCAATGGAAGCAATTTCAATACAATCACTTCGGGGGGTGGCGCCGGGAAGGTTCCTTGGACGGGTTCCACGTTTGGTATCTATTCGTTTGACGTATACCGCACTACGGCAGGCGGGACACCTTCGACTACAGGTTACATTGGCAATTTTACTTGCCTGATCTCGGGTGTCTCGTGCACTTTTGTTGACAATGGCCTAGCCATATCGACTCCAAATAACTCTGAGCCCTTGACGCCTCCTACGTGGAATACAAGTGGAGCCGGGGGCGGAGTCACAATCAGGACAACGACGAACTGCCAAGGGGTTGGTACAGCGGCTAATCCCAGTGTTGCATCTTGTAGTGCCGCGCCTGCCGGATTGTTTTCATGCGCTACGAATGCTGCCACTGGTACGTGTGTGGTCAATACTACGGTTGTGACCACGAATAGCGCCATTCATATCGAACCGGATTCTTCCATTGGCGGAGTTCTGGGAGTGACGTGCAATACGACTGTCGATTCCGGCTTGACTGCGCCTAGAATCTCGGCGCGAACTCCAGGGACAAGTTTCACGATCGCGCTCGGTACGTTTACGACAAATCCAGAATGCTTTACTTATACGATCATCAACTAGAGGAGCAACTTCGATGTTAAAAGCAATTGCGGTCACCATCATCTGTAGCTTGGCGGCGCTGGCTCAGCACCAAGATGGACCGAGCAACGCGCCAATGCCGCCCCCGCCTAAGTCAGAAGTTCGTGGGCATCTCAAGGCCACAGCGCAGGCCGATACTCTCGACAATGTTGGCGTGCCGATGAATTTCGAATACTCGGGATCAACTGGCCCCAATATTCAGCTCTACTGGAATTTTGGCGACATGCCTTTGCGCGTTCTCGGGGGAGCCAAACAATCGCATACCTTCAAGAGAGCAGGCGTATTTGAGGTTACCGTCGTCGCTATCGACAAAAGCGATAAAGAGGGTCGGCAGACTACCGAAAGTTTCCGTGTGAAGATTAACCCGTCATGGGAATTTCCTACTGACCCAGACGCCAAATAAATATGCGCTGGCTCCTAATTCTCGCGCTCGCATTGAGTTTATCTTGCGCTGCTTTTGGGCAGACTTGCCCGAAGGGAACTGCATACGCAGACGGCTGTCTAGGGGCAGCAGTAGGAACAGCTCAACTACCGCATCTACTGGATTTGCAGCAAGTTACTGCTTTAAATATTTTGGGTGGGAGTGGCTACACCAACGGCACCTACTCATGGACAAGCACGGGCGGAGGGTGTTCAATTGCTGCATCGGGCACAGTGACAGTTTCAGGGGGCGCTGTTGGCGGCCCGTATGGGGGAAGCTACACTATTTCAAATGAAGGCTCAGGGTGCACTTCAGCACCAACTGTCGCAATACCTGGTGGGGCGGGTAGTGGGAGCGGCGCTTCAATATCCGCAACTGTTTATAACGGAGTTCCGCCATGGAATGTTGCAGGTGTGAACTATGCCGTTGGTGTACCAAGCGGGACATCACTTGCAGATCCTACGACTGGCGGCCTTCCCAGTGGCTGTACTTACGCATCGAATCTAGTTACCTGTACGGGCGCCAATTTCGATCTAAACGGTTTTGACTTCACCCTCCACAACACTAATCTTTCTATCAACGCATCAGGTAATTGCGCTGTCAGTAACAATAGTTTCGTCATTAACTCTAACAATCCAAATTGGATCGTCGCCATATCCACTTCTAATACCTGTAATATTACATTCCAAAATAATAGCATCAACGGGCTAGCCACAATCGGCGGGAGCGGCAGCGGATTTAATGCTAACCCTACTTGGATTCTTGATCCCGGTGGGAGCGGGGACATTACCTTGCTTTACAACTACTGCCACAACATGGATTCCAAGTGCACGCAGATAAGCGGAAATACATCGCGTACTAAGACTTACACTGAAAAATACAATCTGTTTTATGCTTATGGCGAGTGTTCCACCCCGCCCTGCTCGCACGGCGAAGCGGAGTACACTTACTCCCCTGCATCGGCGACGATAATCCCGGTTTTCTCGTTTAATACGTACTTTGTCCCATTCCACAATTCACCTGCCAATCTCACGGCTTTGCAGGCGGTGCAAGGGGACACGGTTATTTTGGCAAATGGTTCCATCGATCATAATGTAAATTTGGCTCCCGGCCCCGCAGCGAACAATGGGACTTGCGGTACAGCGGGCAACCATGCCTATACTGCGTCGGCAAATATATATGATGGGTTCCAGAGCGGTGGAGGGTTGAACAACGTCACATTCGACTATAACTACTTGGATGGTTCGGCACTTTTCTTCAACTGGTATCACACCAATGGGTCAGGGCTGATCTATCAAAACAATATCGATGCTGGCGGCGGAGGGTTGTGCAACCAGAGCGGAAAGTCTGCGGCCACAGCTCCTGTAGCCTCTCCAGCCAGCGGGACATATAGCGGAACACAAACGATAACACTGAGTAATCCTTCTGGCGCTCCGGTAGTCTGCTGGAACACGAACACGTCACCGGTTACGAATCAGGCTACGGGATGCAAGAATGGGACAGTTTATACCGGACCGATCACTGTTAACTCTAGCGAGACTCTGTATTATGTTGCCGGAGGAACAGGAGTAGACGACAGCATCCAAGCGTCCTCTACGTATACAATCTACACGGCCTATGGCCCTCCGAACTATGCCGGATCGCCGTCCACTAATCCCACGGCAAACTATATCGTTCCTCCTCCTGCTACTCCGAATGCGAGCGTGGCTTGTGCCGTGGGCGGGCTGAATACGAATTGCCGTTCGTACTCGCTGGGAGCTAAGACGGTATTCACGGATAGCTCTTACTTGACGTGGATGGGGTTTGCGGACCTGAATACAGCGACGATCTGCACGGGGCCTCTAAGCGCACAGGATCATCTGAACGTGAACTGGACGGCAGGCAAGGGCGGTTCATCTCTCATCCCGCTGGTGAATCATAATTCAACTTTGGCCGGTCTCGAAACGACATCTGGCGAGTACATTACGATCATCAAGAATGGCTTCTGTGTTGCGCCCACCTATCAGGTATCTGGTGAACCTGCTGGTGGTCCGCACGATGTAGCCAATAACTCAGCCTGCGGAGTGACAACGGAGTGCTCGATTCTGATTACGCAGGCTATGAATCTGAGCAATCCCGGATCAAACTCGACATCGTTTAACTTCGGCGCTCCGTTCATGGATTTACAAGACCCTAGTGTGGCGTGGATATATGGAACGAATACGCAGAACACGACATCGAATCTCTGGGTCAATAAGGCAATCTTTGGTGGAACCAATCAGCATACAGCGAGTTTTGTTCCTGATGGCTCGTTCACGTTGGCCACGACTCCGACTGTGGATTTCCAATACGCCCTTCCGGTCACTTACGCTCCGGTCTATTCCACGAGTCCAGTTGCAGTAGCGGCTGGGGATTACACGATTCATCAACTGATTGCCCCTCCGAGTGCAAACGCTGAATTCCTTCAGTACGCTCCGCTCACTGCCTATAATGCTGGTGATATCACCGTTCCTGGAACAAATGGAGATGGCGTCACAACCAATCCTGGAGCCTGTATGTATAAGGTTCTAGTTGGCGGCACAACTGGATCGTCTGCACCTAATTTTGGAAGTATCAATCCATGTCAGACTCACGCAGTTACGGACGGGACGGTTAAGTGGCAGAATCTATCTTCCACGGCGCAGTTTCTTTATGAGAATACTGGAACCGCTGGCACCACGTCAGGATCGTCAGCGCAGTGGATTTTAACTCCCGCGACGCTAGCTTCGACTTGCTCTATTACTTCTGGCTCTGTCACGCTCACCTGCCCAAGCAGCACCTTTGCAGCGGCAGACGATGGGCAGGCTGTCTCCGTGAGTGGAGCGGGGGCTGCGGGCGCAACACTGTATGGAATTATCACTGCACTGTCAGGGACAACTACGGCCACGTTGTCAGGGCCAGCCGTAACCTCAGTCACTTCCTCAGCTACGGTTTCACTCACAGGTCATCCTAACCTTCTCGGATTCCATAATGATTCAGGCGGGATCAAGTGGACGAACGTTGGACCTGCCTATGTTCCCATTTCCGCTGGCGCATGGGATGATGCCTCTGGCGTGAGTTACGATCAGAGTACGTTTGCGATGGCCATGTCCACCAACTCTTATGGTCCGTGGACCAAGGGTGGAGATGATTATCTCAGTCAGACGGCAGCACAGCAGAACACTGGACAGTGGATGACGGTTTGCAAAGTTGCCGATCCGGTTAGCGGGAATCCGGCTTGCTATGTTCTTGACATGATTACAGGCTGGCAATCAAACGTCACGGGCTGCGCGAGCCTGTCGAATTGCTCTGGTGGCACGCTGACAGCCATTGGCGTGATGAATGCCGACATCAATCCGTGTCCAACAGGATCGGCGGGATTCAGTCCATGTCCATCTACCCCACCACAACCAAACTGTGCGTCCAGTGTTCACAATGAAAAACTATCTCCGAGCGGTAATTTTGTGTTCCTAACGGGCTTTTTTAACTTCTATGACGGAGCCAATGGAACGACGTACTGCTCTTTGGTGGAGAACTTCTATGGCTGGCTCCCGAATGGGATCAACAATAACAACGTGTTTGATGCAAATGTTAATTTCCAGATCGCGGCTAGCGGCCTGCCGCACTTTGCTGTGGGCGCGAGCCATACTTATGGATTTCACAACGGCGGTCAGGGGCAGAATTCTGGCGTGATGACAGCGGCATACACGAATACCAATCTCAGTGGCAACGGCGGCGGTTTGCCTCCGGGGTGTGGGAATGGTTCCGGCCAGTTCGCGTGCATCACTCTTAGTGGAGCGGCACAACCTTATTTCAACATTCCTTATACATTCTCAATCGCCGGGCAATCGACTGGAGACACGGTCACGAATAACAACTACCTAATCAACGGAATCGCACAAACCGTATACGGCACGCTCAATCCTCTCGTTTCTTACAATTGCAGCAATAGCTCCGGGACTTGTCCTGGACTCCCGAACGATGATCTTTTTCCAAGTTGGGATCAGCACTTCGATCCTTCGTACAATCCCGGATTTACTGATACGGGATGGCTGATCGGAGTATCAAACACACTTGAGCCAACAATTGCAGTCAGCGTACCTTGGCAGAATCAGTTAATGGCCTTCCCAATGGTCAATTGTGCAACGAGTACGACAGGAACCCCGCCTAATCTAAATGGCTGTCCGGGTACGACTCCATTTGGTACAGCCAAACTCTTCTTTCATAGCTTCAGTTGCGTGAACTCGCCATTTTTCTCCACGAATGTTCCGATCAGCGAAACTGGGCAGGATGGCACGGTCAGCCTATTTGGAACTGACTTCTGCGGTCAATTCGGCTCTACAGGGCCGCTTCCGGGCTCTACAACGGGCCAGGGCGCACCGATGAATGGTTCGGGGCAGTTGGGCTACCTCCCGGCAACCTACGCCCCCTTTGGGCCTCAGCCAGCCGTAGCTGTTTGTTTCTGCGGCCCACCGTGGCAGGCAAACTACACCTACGCGGTCGGAAACGTGATTGCGCCTCTGATTGCCTCTGCCGGAGAGTCTGGCACGGGAGCATCGTCTGTCCTGCAGGTGATCGCCGCTTCGGGCGGAACACTGTGTTCTAGCCTTCCATGTTCCGGCTCGAGTCAGCCAGCGGCGTTTACCAGTTCGAGCCTGATTATTCCTTCGGCAGCGGTTGGAGTAACTTCCTGCTCTGATTCAGGATCGTCGGCAAGCTGTGTAACTTCTACGCAGGCATTTATTAGTGGTGGTACCTATCCCGCCAGCATTGTCATTGCAGGCAGCGGCACTACGGGCTATAACGGGACGTGGGTGCTGACAGGGGCCACCGCAACGAGCGTTTCATTCACGGCCACAGGGCTAGGAACGTGCAGTTCATCTTGCGGGACGGTGTATCAGCAAGGGTCGCAGATAACGGACAACGGGTTAACGTGGCAGGCAGTGGCGAATGCGCCCAACACCAGGGGGGACGTTGTGCTCGTGAACCTAAATCCCTCGGGGGCAGTCCAAGTACCGGTCGCGCCAGCACCACAGATGCTCGCAGCGATCGCACATTGAAAGGACGAACATGAGAAAAATATTCAGCAGCATCGCATTGTTCCTGACGGTTATGAGCCTGAGCGCCTACACCTGTGGCCAACAAGGGCCAACGCCTCCAAGCGTCACTCTGACTTGGGTGCAGGGCACGCCGCCAACCGGCTATACGATTGCTTTCAACTGTGTCTACCGTGGAACTGCACCGGGGGTCTACACCATTCCCGCTTTGTTCTGCTCGACAGCGCCAATCACATCTTATCTGGACTCTTCGGTCACGCGCGGCGATACCTACGATTATGCCGTGACTGCTACCGTCAAGGGATTGGCTGAGTCTGCCTACTCTAATAACGCGGTCGCCGCCGTGCCTGCCCAGCCTGGCGGGATCACGCCGCCAGCATTGCAACCGCCCGTGGATGCGTCGTTACGAAATCAGGAACGGAATGGCACAGTTACGAGTCTTGTGGCAAAGGCCGATTATGGTCGCTAGCAGCCAACGGTGCTATCGCTACAGGCTGGACAGCGAGTTGTACAATCACGGTCACGGGGGTCCAATAGCATGAATGGTTTCTTATCAATTATCGGGGACTGGCATTTCTGGCTCCTCGTGCTCATCTACTGGCTGGTTTCAAACGCGATCTCAGCCTTGCCAATGCCTACAACCACCTCCAGCGCATCCTACGGCTGGTTCTTCAAATTCACGAACGGGTTTCTAGGAAACGTATCTCGTGCTCTGGCGGGTAAAATCCCGGGTACGTCCGATGTTATGCCGATTGCTGGCGCTCAAGAGGCTGTCCAGCAGGCAGCGGTAGTCGCAAAGGCTGTAGATATTATCAATAATCCGGGGGTTAAATGACGCTCAGCGTGCACGGGCTCTGGAGGTAGGGATTTGCATTTCACATGGGATATTTCAGCAGGACAGGTGATTGTCAGCATCCCACTGCTTTGGATAATCGCGCAGCTTGCGAAGATGACCAGCATGTTACTGAAGTTCAGAATCGAGCACGAAACGCTCATGCTCGACTGGGCGGCGAGGCAAACGCCCCCAATTCGGCTGACCGACCTTCCAACTCGTGCAACGAAATGGTGGTAATCTGATGATTCCGCTAACCAGTTCCGAGATCCAAACCTACGCCGCGAATGCTGGATTTACTGGTGATGATCTGAACATAGCCGTGGCGATTGCGCTTGCTGAGAGTTCGGGCAATCCTACCGTGATTGGAGATTTGACGCTCGGAACTTCTGTTGGCCTGTGGCAAATCAATCTGCGCTGGCACCCTGAATATACTGAAACCATGTTGCTGGCTCCGCAGATCAACGCCAATGCTGCCTACTCGGTTTACAAGGCTGCTGGCAATTCATTTAGTCCGTGGTCTACTTACAAAACGGGCGCATATCTCGCCCATCTCAAACAGGAGAATCAATCATGACTTGGCTCAAAACTTTTGGTTTGGAAGTACTCAAGATTGTCAACGTGGTAGTGGGAATTCTTTCAACCGGGCAGATTCAACAGGCTGCTCCCGGCGCGGCAGGCGTAATCAATACCATCGAAAGCGACCTGACGGAGTTTGCTTCCATCATTACCGACATTGAGACTGGCTTTGCTGGCGCTCAGGCGTCCGGTGCCGTCGCTCTTCCTACACAGACTGGGCCGCTGAAGCTGGCTGCTGCCGTCCCTCTGGTATCTCAGCAGGTTCTCAAGTCCGCAGTGATGAAGGGGCAGGAAGTAAAGAATGAGGCTCTGTACAAGACAGCCGTCACAGGCTACGCGCAGGCGACGGTTGATCTACTGAACTCGCTTGACCCCAAGACGGTCAAGACTGCGAAGCCCTAATGCCACACTTCACCTATCAGGACATGGCGCTGTCAGTCGGGGCATTTGGCGGGGATGTAACTGTGCAGTTGCGGACGCTCAAGACGAAGATCAGTTTGGACGATCTGGCGGCTCTGGTCTATCCCCACTTCGATGCTCTAGAGAAATCACAGGCGGAGACCCCGACTTCTTCTTAACTGCTGCTCTGGTCACTCTCTCCTGCCGCTCAGAAATTGGGCGGCCTTTTTATTTCGAGAAACAAGTTGACACACTGTGTAACATGTGTAATCATCCGTTGCGTGATGCAACACACAAAACCAATCATGACCAGAATTCCGCTTTCCTTGTACACGAAGATCAAGGAAATCGCGGAGCGTGAAGAGCGATCAGTCGCTTTTGTCGTGACTAAGATCATCCGAGAATACTTCCAACCAAGAAAGAGGTAGCTCGGAACTGCAAATTTGCAGGAGTCATTATGTTCTCGTTTAATGCCGACAAGCACGAGTATCGCAAGGATGATCGCTTGGTTCTGTCCGTGACTCAAGTGCTCGCCCAGGCTGGAATCTGTGACTTCTCGGCGGTCGATGAGGAAACGCGAATTCGGAGCATGAAGAGGGGGCAGTCAGTGCACTGGATGCTCCAGCTCGAGGACGAGGGTGCACTGAACTACAGAACGGTCCCTCGTTCTCTGCGGGGATACAGGAAGGCGTACAAACTTTGGAAGCAGCGTAGCAAATTCAATGTTCTGGGAATTGAGCAGTCGATCTATTCCCCGTTGGGCTATGCGGGAACGATTGACCGCTACGGGACATTCCCTTCGGTTGTGCTCGGCGGTCATGGATCATCTGCGGTATTAGATTTCAAGACTGGTCCGGTCGCGGACTGGGTGCGTTACCAGTTAGCGGCTTATGCGGTCATGGTGAGTCCGAGTGTTTCTCTCGCGCGTTTCATGCGCCGGATCGCTCTGAGACTCAACCCGGACGGGACTTATAGCGTAAAAGAGTTCCACTTGTGCACGTTTGACACAGATTGCAGCAGATTTATTCACGCGCTTGGAAAGGTAAATGATGGCAGAGTCAGAGCAGGAATTGAAGCAGGAATCGCTGACGGTAGTTCAGCAAGCATCGCTAGTCAAGATCGTGGATCAGCAGAGCTACGATAACGCAGCATCACTCCTGACAGAGCAGATTATCCCGTTTCGGAAGCGATGGGAAAACTATTGGGCTCCGCTCAAAAAAGCAGCCTGGGATGCCCATAAGTCGATCATGGGCCGGTTTAATGAAGGCGATGAACCAGCGGCGAGAGCTGAGCGTCTTGTCAAGGATGCGATCCGGGTTTGGGACGATGAGCAGGCACGCATTCAACAGGAACGTCAACGTAAGGCGCAAGAGGAAGCGGAGCGGATGGAGCGCGAGGACCGGCTGGCTGAAGCGGTGATGGCTGAGAATTCTGGAGCGGCAGCAGATCAGGTTACGGCGATCCTGGAAGCGCCTGTCACCGCGGTTGCTGCTCCGGTACAGCCGACTTACGCCAAGGCCGTGGGAGTTTCTGGGCGGGACAACTGGAAGTGTCGCGTTGTGGATATGAAAAAGCTCTGCGCGGCGATCGGCAAGGGGCAGGTTCCAGTCTCCTATGTAGATCCCAACGAAGCGGCGCTGAACGCTCGAGCGAAAGCCGATAAAGAAACTTTAAGCATCCCCGGATGCCAAGCCTACAACGAACGAACGATTACAGGGAGATCCCGATGAGCACAGAACTGGTAACTCAGCAACAGCAAGCTGTCCAGCAGTGGAAGTCTCCGTCGCAGATCAAGCAACGGATCGAAGCCATCCAGGTACTCATGACTCAGGTGCTCAAGAAGGACACTGATTTCGGGATTATTCCGGGGATGCCAAAAGGGACCAAGCCAAGTCTGTGGAAACCTGGGAGTGAGCAAATTCTTGCCATGTTCCAAATTGCGTGCGAGCCCGTGGTGGAGGATTTGTCGGTGGAAGATTGCTACCGCTATCGGGTGACAACCAGACTAACCAATGTCCAGACTGGAGAGTTCTTGGGCGCCGGTATCGGTGAGGCTTCCACGGACGAGACAAAGTACAAGTGGAAGGCGTGCTACTCCAAAGCCGAGTTCGATGCTACTGATCCCGGCCGGCGTCGGATGAAGTACAGCAGTTGGCAGGGCAAAGACACGGAGCAGATGCAGGTACGACAAGAGCCGGCTGACCTGGCCAACACAATCCTGAAGATGGCCAAGAAGCGATCCCAGATTGATGCCACGCTAACCGTTACGGGAGCCTCGAGCATGTTTGAGCAGGATCTCGAGGACTTACCGGAGGAAACTAGACAGGAAATGGCTCGGCAACGTGGTGGGAAGAAAAAGGCCGAAACTGCTCCGGTGGGGGATACCATGTGCGGGGAGTGCCGCCAAGTGAACGCACACCACCCGCTGTGCAAATACTTCAAAGGAACGCCGCCTGCTGCTGCACAGGTGGCTCCTGCTGAGGCCACGCCTGTTCAGCCACAGGAAACCACCACCCAGACAGTAGAGCCGCCCCAGAAGCCCAGTAATACGAAAATGGCAGTGAAGATAAATTCCGTCTCGGAGCGCAGCAAGGTGAAGGACGGTAACAAGCAGATTTACCTCGTCTTGGGGGTAGTAGATCCCAACAACGACGAATGGGATCTGTACGTTTGGCACAAGACACTGCAAGAAAGAGCGGCTACCTTGGCCAACAGGTCGGCCTTGATCGAGTTCTCGCAGAAGACTTCGAACGGCCGGACGTACTGTTCGCTGGAAGCGATTCTGGAAGTTGTTGGCGAGCAGGCGTCTGAACCTGACGATGATTTCTAGTCACAGGCGCACGCCATTCTACAAAGGAGAAGGGAAATGAAGTTAAGCGAAGCTTTGATGCTCGGCAGCACGTTAGGAACCAAGGTCGATCCGTGGGACTACAACGCTTGTTTTCTTGGAATCGCTTGTCATGCGATGGGTAGGGAAAACATAACGCTTAAAGAATCTATTGATCGCTGGCCGTGGTTGCTGGAATATTTCAGACACCCAGCCAAGCCGGAAGAAATTCGCCAAGGGGAATACATAGTTAGCGATCTCTGCTTCATGGTTTGCGACGAGAGACTTACATTGGAAGAGGCAGTCGATTGCATCCGAAAAATTGAGCCTCAAGACATTCAAGGCGAGCAGACAGACGAAGTGCAGGAAACCAGAATAGCCGTGCTCGAGGCCACCGAAGCGTAGGCTACGGCGAAGAGTTTTTAAAGGAGCAGTCAATGGCAAAAGGTAAGTTGTTTGAGTATGCGGTTATCTACCATCCCAAGGAAAAGAAGGACGCTTCGGGTAACCCCTTGGAATCAAAGAAGTCGATCATCGTCACCGACGTAACCCGAGTGTTGGCGACCTCAGACAAAGAAGTTGGCATGCTAGCCGCGAAATCTATCGGCTCGGAGTACGAGGACAAACTGGACGACGTGGAGATTGTTATCCGCCCTTTCTAGCCCCTCCGAAGGCCGAAGTTAAGCCAAAGGAGAGGGCGAAGGAGCAAGCGGTAGCATCCTCGCAGTCATTGCAGAAACAAGCCGATTACGGAGAGTTTGTGCGCGACTGGCAGAAACAGTATCCATTCTACGAGATGAGAGTCAACAATGCGGTTCAGGCAGGCAACGTGGCGGGCGTGACATACACATTGAACTCGCCAACGAATGCTTCTGTTAGTTACAACGCTGGGTCGCTTTAACCGAAAACAAACAGGTGGCGGGCAGAGGATGATTCTTCTGCCCAGAGCCACCGAAGCGTAGAGAGTTAGAGCGGGAAGGATTTTATGATTGTGACGATTAAGCGGTTTCGTTCTGGACTCGGCTACGAATGGGTTGAGGGAGTCGCTACTTCTGCCGAGCATTTCGCCATCACGAACTCGGTCAATCATAACGGGAAGCGATACAGCCTGACTCACGGGCCTTCTGGATACGCTGTAGCGCACTCGAATAAACATAAGCCTCTACGCCTGTTCGCCGCGATTCTGGTCGCTCTTCCGATTCCGTGGGGAAAAATCAGAACGCCTAAGAGCCTATCGAAGCACTGGCGGAAATTGCCAATTGAGATTCAGCGGTGGCGAAAAGATTTCATGGAGTCGATGTAGGCCACCGAAGCGTAGACAAAACCAAGGGAGACTGAGATATGCGGGTGCTGGATTTATGTAGTTGACTAGCTATTCCACGGATAAGCAGTTAGGTGCGGGATTAGGAGAGTGAGCAAGATGGCAAATGAAGTGAAATGTGAAAAGTGCGGAGGTTTGGGAATCGTGGGGGTAGAAGGGAAGGAGTTGGTTGTGCGCTGCCCGGATTGCGATCCTGACGGTTATGCCGAAGATTGCGCGGATTGCGGACTGACCCCGAAAGAAGGCTAAGTTTCTCTGACGCGCCACGACACTAGAGGGAGGAAACAATGGCAAGGTATGTAGAGTGTGATCGATGCAAAAAGAGGATTCCCCAAGAGGACCGCGTATACGACGCGCGGATACCTTCGCAGTCAATAGCCAACACCGCCCGTTCTTATGACGTGTGCGAACAATGCCTATGCGACATTGAGCGTTTTGTGCAGGAACAGCCTGCCACTCAGAGGAACTCATGACTCAGGTTCTACCGGACAGAGCTAAGAAGCCAGATAAATTCCAAGACGCAATAAGGAGAATGAGGATGGCTAAGAAGCAAGAGATCAATTTCCAATGCAACGACTGTGAGCGCGGATTCACTAATGAGGCGGCGTGGAATTATCACGGCTCCCAAACCGGACACAACATTGACGGAGATACCCCCTCGGCAGAGTTCAGAGCGCTTCAGGAAGAGAAGCGTCAGCTAGAAGAGGCTTACCGATTACAGGGCGAAAAACTATCGGAAGTCAATGGAGAACTGAATCGTGCACGGCACAAATTAAATTCAATTATTGCGGTGGTGCAACTATGAACGGAATGACCGACCAATCAGCACCCAAGAGGCCCGATAGTTGCCCGAGTTGCGGAAGCCCAGTGAAAGACCTCCGATTGTATGTTCCCGATCCGACCTGTGGCGTCTCGAAGGAATGCGGCCACGACTGGCACGCTACTGTCGCCACAACGACGCCCCAGCGAAAAGTAAATCTGCATGGATTAGCCGTCAAAATGCTTGATGAATTGCGATCGTGCATTTGCGAAATCTATGTAGACGAAGGATTCAACGGGCCGATTTATCACTTCTCGTTTGAAGAGAAGGCGGTTCAAGTGGCAGAAAAATTCCTGCGCACAGCAGAGGAGAATCAAGATGACGGACGAGCAATCAGAGATGATCGGAGTCAGTGCGGCGATAATAATAGCCCTGCTGTTAATAATATTAGCAGTGCTCATATCGAAGTAGCCCCACCACTCACAGAAGCGCCCCAGCCCGTGCCAACAGACTCGCATGCACAGGGAACACGATACTTTTGTGGTATTTGCGGCGAAACCTCGGAGCCTTGCAGTCATCAGCGAGAACTAGCGCATGCACAGGGAACAACGCCCGCCACGCAGAAATTCGTTTTGATAGCTCAAGGCGAAGGAGCAATGTGCCGAATCGTCGATGATCTGAGCCAGCAGACGCTCCACGATGTCATGTGCTTCTGCGGGAAGTGGGAGACGTGCGAGATGGAGGAAGTGAAGGAAGCGCGCCGAACCGTTCTAGACCGCGATAACTGGAACTGTGATGAAGATGGGATGCAATTCTCCTGCCGGATCGCGGAATACGAAACTGGGCACATCGACGTGTATGTCCTTGCCCAGCCCAGCGCACCCTCAGTCAGTGAGACGCGCCAGAAGGAGAAAGATTGATGAGTTATTCAACTTGTGTCAAGTGCGAAGAGATGGTTCCGGCGTATGAAAAATACTGCGCCGCCTGCTTAAAACGCCATCCCGATCTCGTGCAAATCGCTGACTACTGGAAACACCCGTCCCAACCCATCTCGCCCCAGAGCAAGGCATGTAGGAATCCAAATCACGCACTGACAGATGGCACTCCATCGCCCCATGAGATTGGGCCGAGTTGCATGGCCGAGCAGAGCAAAGCACCCGAGCCGCAGAAATTGACTCAGCACGTTTGTGATTGTGGTCGTAGATTGTTGGTTGAGGGATTAGTAATCGGAACGGAGCGCTTATGAGAGTTATTGACCCAGGACACAAGTACGCCCTTTCTCATTTGGATGGCGTCGGTGAAGAAATTCTGACTTTTGTCAAGCGGGAAGGCGTGGGGTATCCCGGAAATGTAGGCCATTACGAAGGCACAAACTTGCAAGAAATGATTCGGGTTGGCATCCACCGAATGAAGTATTTGGATAATCAGATTCACGATACAACCAATAATGACGGTATAGAAGCAGCGCGAGATTGGCTGTGGGCGTTGGAACTGAGAGCAGCGAGACGACATGGGCGAACCCTAGAGCCAAACTTGTATGAAACCATTGAACATCACCCGGTTTGCAGTCACTGCGGACATGTGGGATGCGAGGCCGGGGCCGCGCTCTTCAGTCCCTCACCCGCCAAGACGGACGTAGAAGCGGGATCGCAGCCGGACTATATCGTTACGTGCAAGAAATCGTCAAAGCCACACCTACGAGATACTTGCTCGCGTAGAGGTTGCATCGGTTGGGAATCAGTCAACTCGCAGCAGCCGGACAGCCAGCCACAACTCGGAACTTGCATCTACGAATCGAAGCCGCACCCGTTTAACAAGGGAAATGTGTTATGTCACAGATGGACGCCTATCGAGCCTGCGGTTTCTGTGCCTGCCGAGTCTCCGGTCAATCCAAAAGCGTTCATGTACGTGGAAAGTATTTGCGACTCTGCGGCCTCACCCGCAACGGAGAAGGAGAAATAAGATGCCCGATAAAGCGGTCGTAATGTTCGACAGCCCCGAGGCTGCGCAGCGCAAAACGGTCACCGGTTGGGTTTCGCGAGATGGGCGATTCTATGGGGATGACGAAAGAATCGCCCGCTATGCCGGGTGTACTCATCGACAGTGCGAATCTTGCTTGAATGTAGTCGAGAAGGGACGCATTTACTGCGATGTGTGTACGTCAAAGCAGACGAGGGAAAAATACGAATCGCTTCCAGCCAAGGCATGGGATGGTAACACTCCGCTATGCGCATACGATACGGACGACTATTTCTTCGATGAGGATTCCTTGATGGAATATTGCGAAGAAAACGAAGTCGAACGGGAAGATTTGATGCTCGTGATTTGTGATCCAGTGAAGCCGAGAGCCTACGATTCAGGCGATTTGTTTGCTGATTATTTGGCCGACGATGGAGAAGCTCCAGATGAAGTCGTTGACGCACTGGATGCCTTGAATAAGGCGATTGCGGCGGCTCCCCCATTTTCATGGTATCCGGGAAAGTTCCGTCCGATATTCAATCCCTCACTGAGCAAGGAGAATGACAATGGCTAAGCAAAAACCGCTCTTCAAAACCGGACAAGTTGTGCGACTGGCGACTGAATGGTACGAAGGGGAAAAGAAGGCAGAAAAATATCAGCGCGTCACTAGAGTATACCCGTGGTTTGCGAGCAAAAAATACCCTTACGGATACATTCTAGCTAATGGCGACCAAGCTAACGAAAAATATCTGCGAGCCCTGACGGAGCGGGAGGCTGGACGATGACCGATCCCAGTTCTTCCACCCCAGCCTCACCCGAAAGTAGATGCAGCGATTGTTGGGCCACGAATTGCGAAGATCGTCCCAAGCCGTGCCGCTGCACCTGTCATAGGAAATGCCAAGCGGAGGATACCACCCCAGTCTCACCGCCAACGGAGCCGGTGCTAGCTAATGAGCAGCTTAAATCAGAGGATTGGATCGCTTCGACGCATCCAGAATATCGGGGCGCATGGTCAGCGGCAACGGTTGAAGAATATACCGCCTCTCTCACGAGAGACTTAGAGTTGTACAAGCGATGCCTCGCCACGGCTGACAAGGCTCTGGATGCAGTCTGCAATACGATTCCGTGTCCTCCGGGCTACAACGCCGTACAGATCATGCAACTGTTAGGCGACCTCAGAGAATCACGCGAGAAAATCGCACAATTGGAAACGGAAGCTGCCTCAGTCCGAGCCGCGAGCACGGGGACAGGATGGATTCCAGTTTCTGAGAAGTTGCCCCCGAAAAACGAACCTGTAATCGTCTTCGATTCGATGTACGACGAGGTTGGAGAAGGACAGATCTCTGCTTACGGATGGGAGAAAAGCATCGGCAAAGATGATTGCGAAATTACCGCTTGGCAACCGTTCCCAGCCCCACCCGTGGCGTCCCAGAAGGGGAAGGAGGAAGAGTGAGATTGCGGTTTTTCGAGAACGTTCGATTCTGTCCGAAGTGCGGAGTGGATGCTCTAGATCGTGACTACTATCATCAGGCTGAGCCGCGACCGGGAGGCGGAGGCGAAACGGGGCGCAAGCAAATCGGCTCCGGTACTGAATGGGTGTGTCGAATTTGCGGATTCAGTTTCAGGATTGATAAATCAGTTCGCTGGCAACAAGCGGATGAACTTCAGCGCAGAGATCGCCAGCAACGAGTCGGAAAACCGAGCGATGGAACTACCGAAGAAATCAGAGATGCACACGTTGCGCACATTGAACACTGCGCTACACAAAAGCGGAACCGGGGGCACACTAATGGCTAGCGACACGAAGAAGAACAAAATCCCAGGAATCAGATGGATGCCGCCGCTCCGGGCAAAGGTTAGCGGAACATTTGAAACTATTTACGAGCCTTGCTACTGCAAAGAACTAACTCGAAATGGAAAGCCTGCAAAGAATTGCAGGGTTTGCGGCGGAGCAGGCGGAGTTACCTTACTATTTTCCAGCGAGCGACCTTGGTTGTTAGTGCGGGTGGGCCGATGACCACCCCATCTTCCACTACAGCAGGGACGCCCGGCATTCCAATGATGAAATGGTGGGAGATATTGAGCGTGGCGATTATCGGTTGCTGCGTAGGCATCAGGAGCCACGACACGCTTTTCGGTTGCTTTATGGGATTGCTCTTATCGATCTATTGGCGGCAGGGATATATTGACGGATACCTAGACGCAAGAATTGCAGCAAAGGAGGCCGATCATGGCCGATAAGCAAGAGAGCAAGGTAACGTGTTGCGGAATCGAGTTCCGCGATTCTGAGAAATGGGTGGATCATCTTCTGTCGAAAGCAGATCATTACGACCCGCTATTTCCTGAAGGCCGAAAATGCCCAGGAGACCACCCAGCGCCAAGCAGCGAAGCGATGAAAGCGGCACGTGAAATTGTCAGACAACAGCAGATTTACGATCGCGGCAGTTTCGTCATGATGACTTCTGAGGTGGCCGAGATAATCGACGCGCAGTTCGCCCCTCTTCGCCGGCAGATCGCAGCACTCAATGAAGCGCTTATGGCTGAGGCGGCGAAACTGCTCTCCCCTACCGCTACAGAGAAAACGGAGGCTGAAAAGTGAACATGTTTGTGGATTCCAAATGCGATGCCATTTTGCTCCGAGATGTGTTGGGACCGCAACTGTACTGCCGCGCGTGTCATCACCTGACCTACGAAATTGACGGTAAGCGGTGCGCTTGGTGCAAGAGTCAAAGCATCGGCGTTCAGCCTCGAATTCTCGGCCCAACCAGACCAATGGGTCCGATTACCGAGCCTGAGGACCGGGAGCCCACCAAACATCGCAGGCTACAAGAAGGATTCGCAATACTTCACGCTAACGAAGGAGATCAATGAAGCAGCTTTTAGTCTACTTTGTGCGAGGGGGGATCGAATGGGAATCACTATTATGAGTGACGGTCGTGAATTTGTGTATTGCGTTTTCGGGGCAGATGGATATGAGTGCGAGAATCTAGAAGCGATTTTCGGCACAGAACTAGAGGCGATATCCTACATCGCTGATCTGCTCTCTGAACCAATGTTGGAGCACTCTGGCCATTTTTATTCAGAGAATTGTCGCTTCTACGGGCGTTCCGACTTGCTCGAAGTACGCATGTTGCAGCTTGGAAAATCGACACGAGTTAATGAACGATCGGAGGCTCAACAATGAAATTCCTAGTCTACTTTGTACTCACGATGGCTATGGTCGGAGGGATTTACAGTTAAGAGCTGATTTACAGTTGACAGCGGGTGGGTATTATGGGTTTAATAGTTGTAGTTCTGAATCGAGAGCCGGGCGTATCGGTCAGTTTCTTGGCAGACGCTCCCGGTCCCCGGCCTTCCGATTCTGAGTGTCTGCTGAATGTCGATTACTCACATTCCGAGTTCCCAGATATTTTGCACACACTCGACTTCTGCCGAGGCAATTGGGATTGTGCCCAAGAGTGTTCGGTCGGTGCCCAGAGACGCATACGTTGCGCTCCATCGTTAGGGGGAATGACCCCTGCGGGGGCCGTTAAGCCGAGAAGCGCAGTATGCTGCAAAAGCGAAACGACCGACGATGACGGCGTTAACTTTAGCAGAGAGCTGGTAACCCCCAGCCTTTGCTTTGCTCACTCCCTCTGAATCAAACGTTGTAGATACAAGAGCAAGATAAAAAGCGAGGAACTTATGTTAGAAGCTTGGTTCGACGGGTGCTGTGAACCTAAAAATCCTGGTGGCCATGCAGCGTGGGGAGCGGTATTGTGCCGCGATGGTCAAAAGATTTGGGAAGATGCTGGATATTGCGGTTTTGGTCCTAAGATGTCGAACAACGTCGCGGAATACAGTGGTGTCGCGGCTGTTTTGGAAAGACTGCAAAGCGAGACCGAATTTTGCATGATTCGCGGCGACTCCAAACTGGTCATCATGCAACTGCAACACAAGTGGAAAATTAACGGCGGTCTCTATATGCCGTTCTATGCAAAGGCAGCGACATTGTATGAGCGGATCAAAGATCGCATAGGCCTGAAGTGGGTGCCGCGTGACGAGAACTCGATATGCGATGTTCTGTCCAAGGGTGTCCTGCACGACAAAAACGTTACATTCCGGATTCAGCCTGAGACGGTTGCGTGAACTTCGCCCTCACTCCGCCAGATCCGGATCTAGGTGGGATCAGGTTTCGCGTGTTCCGGGAAACCGTGCTGAAGTTCTACTGGTGGAAGTGGCAGAAAGAGTGTCCATGGGACGGCAGTGAGTCGAACCAACTGACCAAACTACTCAAGTGCAACCCGGCATTGGCTGTCGAGGATTTCGCGCGCTGGCTTTACAACTACGGTCGGAGCGAGGATATATCACCAGGGGAAAGACCACGACGATTCTTGCCGCGGATTCACAACTACTCTGTCGGGGTTTTAGATCGGTACGGAAGGAGCATCCATGCGAAAACAGGAGAGACATTCGCCGACCGCGACTCAACAAATACTGCTTCGGCCGCTGCAAGAATCAAACAAAATCTTGGACTTGCTGGTGGAAATGTCCTTGCGCATCAACCGGCCGATGAGCGAAGAGTGGATGAAGCAATTCCTGAAAGACACAAACAACTTCCCGATGCTGGCCGTTGAGCACATGATTCAGGAGTGGGGATCGACTGGCAAGGCACTGCCTAAACTCGCTGAGACCAAACAGATAATCGAGATTTACATAGCCGAGCACACGGCGTTAGAGTTGTGCGGCCACTGCGATACGGGATGGGTTCGCGGGTTCAAGGATGCCAAAGGGAACGACGCGGTTGAGCGGTGCGAGTGTGTGAGCCGATGACGCCAAAATGGGACTACAAAGATCCAGCACAACTACGGGCTTACAAGGCTGGGTGGATGGTCGGATCACGGTTGAGGCGGTTCTTTCCGCGTCCAGGGATGTCGCAGCTTGCCTATCAGTGCATGTTGAATCACTTCGAGAGAGCGAGAAGGACGGACAAGATCAGGACAAAACGAAAGCCATCTCAATCAGAATGGAACCAAGAATGGAAACAGCTCAGCGCCACGCGGAAGTAGACAAGATTTCCACCACTGCAAATTTGCAGTCCTCGCCCGCCGAAGAATTCAAAGCCATCGATACAATGGTCCGAACCTACGAAAAACAGTGGGTTACGGTCGCCCAGCAATGTATTCGCGTCCAAGCAGCGGAACTCTGGCGACACGGAGGGTTCCACAGTTACGAGCACTGGTTACACGATGCAGCTCCGAAGTCGGCCAGAACGATCTTCTACCACGTTGGAGTTGTCAAGGAATTGTCGCCAGACTTCACGGATGCTGAAATGTCGGAATTGCGTCCAGAGGCCGCTAAAACGCTCTGCAGGGTATCGAAGGGCGTTCGGCATGACCCAGCCGTCAGGAACGCAGCCAAGGCCGGGAAAAAGCACCTGGTTGCGGTTTTAAGCGAGACTCACCCGGAAGAACACATAGAACACACGGAAAAGATGGAATTGCACTTCGAAAAGTCCTTCATGGGCATATTCCGAACGTTCATTGAGGGAATCAGGATTATCGAGGCTGATCCGGAGATGAGTTACGAGAAGGCGCTCGAGCTTGCGGTGATTGCGTGGTTTAACGAGCCGTTCGAGGATTCTGGTCACAGCAACCTGCAGCGCGTCAAGCACATTCAGGGGTGGAAATGATCCGCTCAAGCAAGAAAGCGCGCGCCCGTCGCTCAGTTGTTATCAAACTTGATGCCCTAGCCAGAGAGGCATGTTTCGAGCGCGATGGTCATAAATGCGTGCGCTGCCTAAATCGAAAAGTCCAATGGGCTCACGTGATTTCTAGGCGTCACCTGAGCACGCGCTGGGAACTGGATAACGCACTGAGCCTCTGCTACACCTGCCACGCTTGGTGGCACTCTTATCCGTCGCTCAGCGGACCTTGGTTCGCCAAAAATTGGCCAGAGCGTCAAGAACATATCCTGAAACTGTTCAATGCCGGTGCGAAGGTGGATCTCAGAGCGTTGTTGGAACTGATGAGTACACCGCCAGGCAGAGTTTTACCGCTGAGTGAGGAGATCAGAGAACCGCTCCCATTCTGAGAAGTGGCGAGGTTAGCAGTGGGGATTCCTAAATCTTACGAACGGCGCTTGGTCAACTACTTACGTTGGGCCACTATCGAATCTGTCGGCGCCACTGGCTCAGTTCATGGGCTCTGCAAAGCCCATTCTCCCTCTGGACTTTCGCCGGAAGAAGTGATGTTTCGCTGGGAAACGCATGGCACCAAGAACCTTGAATGTATCGACGTGGAGCGACTTTATCGCTATGCGGCAGGAAAGGCGATACGCGACTTTTATGTTAGTAATTGGGTCAAAGACGTTCGCGACGGATTGTTTGTGGCAGAAGAATTAGTTTGCACGGGTGGCATGGACATTGAAGAGTTCCATGCTGTTTTCAAGAGGTATCCCGATGCGTGGCTCCTTCGCCGGATATGGGCTGGAGAAGTGGAACAGAACTTGTCAGGTGAACAATCGTGTTATGAGAAAGGAGGCCAACAACTAGAGTTCAAACAGCCAGATTAGTGTGGAACAAGACGGCGCAGCCGCTAAGGTGCGCCGATTCTTATTTCTGAGACTTCATGATCCTGAGTATCTGAGCAGGGAACAGTTTTGTACCCTTGAGCGATCGGTGGCCCTCGGCATTCAGTGTGGCAGTGATAGAACTGGCATTAAATCCCTGCCTGCGTAAGTGGTGTACACGATTTACAATTTCAACTGCGCTAGCAACCTCAGCGTACGGTCGGCGCCCACCACAACGCTTACCTGAGCGCAACACGCGCTGCTTCCCAGCCTTCATGCGCGATACGAGCATAGACCGATCGTATTCCGCTACAGCTGAAAGGATCTGGCGCACAAACACTCGGCTAGGATCGGAGCTGCACAAGTCAGGCTCCATCGTTGACAGCAGAGTTAAGCCATTCTTGCGGAAGTCGCCGATGAATGTCTCGCTGACCATCAAATCACGAGCCAGACGATCGAGTTTCTCAATCACCACAGTACGCACGCCGTTTGACAGCAAATCGGCGCGCATTTCTCTGAACACTGGTCGGTCGAGTTCTTTGCCGGTAATACTCTCTTCGTAGATCTTTACCAGTTCGATATCGTTCTTTTGGCAGAACTCAACAATGGCAGCGCGCTGCCGCTCGGGACCGCCTTCTGACATCTGGGATATTCCACTAACTCTCACATAGCCAAAGGCTTTCATCGCATGAACCTCATAGCCAGAGCGGTAATAAGATCTCGGCCAACCAGCCACAAGATGCGAGCCCAGCATGCCACGATCAGCCCAGCAGCAATCCAGCCAGCCCAAACAAACAGGTCAATGTGGTTAGATTGCTGAGCCTCTAGCCGTTCCCGGCGCCGTTTGGTTTCCATATCGGTTTCAACAATGCGTATACCCTTCCATATCAGCATGTTAGTTCTCCTTGATGCGAGCTAGAACAGCGTTGTTTCCCAGAAACTCGCGCCACTCCTCGCCGAGCAGTGTAACCGGATCGGCCGTGACTCGGTTCAACACCGCACTCAGACTCAGCAGTGCTCGGCTTCCACAGTCACATTGCACGGCGGAAGCGGTTATGTGGTCGTTCCCGCATAGGTAGCTGTGCCTCAGTTCGATCAACATTGTGTCCTCCCTGCAAATTTGCAGTGCTGCGAATATATCCGAGACGGACAATTACAGTCAAGCACAAAATAGACTTGACGGTGATTTATTTCAGCACTAAAGTACTAGAATGATTCGAGAGACTGGGAAAGCCAAGCAATTTACCTGTGACCAATGCGGCAACGTCATGTATGGACCCAAACTCCCAGATCGTTGCACAAAGAATGACTGTCGGCGCTCTGCAAACTATGTCCCTGGCGTCACCAAGCGCGGTCGGCCTCGTCTTCTGCCTCTCCCTCATCAGCTCCCCTGACCTTCTCCTATTGCACTACTCACCAATCTTGCGGTACGCTCTAATTGTGTCTACAAATTGCACAACCCCCACGCCACAGACTGTTGATCCAAGACTCTCCGCAACTTACAAGCCTCCTCTCATCCTTCATGACCTGACCACTTCCAACGTTGTTCAGCCCGCTCTCGTGCCACCAGCTTCAAAAGCGGTCAACAGAGCAATACTGTCTGTGCACGAGTCGATGAGGCAACGCGTAAAACTCCGTGTCGGCGTAGAAGCGTGGACAAGTTGGTCAGGGCAAAGGGCTTACAAGCGTTTGCGCGGTCAGCATGTGCTTGTGTCTTGCCCCAACGCAGAGCAAGCAGAGCTCTTCATCCAGGCAGTTCATGAGTTTGCTATGTCGTTGAATGGTAAGTGGTTAGCGTCTAAGCCTGAGCAAGAGCATGTGAAGACTTAAACAATTGTGCCGACAATTGTTTATCTCCTTTGTAATCAATCGCTGACATCTGTCCTTGGTAGGACCATCCCTGGCACTGCCGAAACCCCACTCCGGGTCCAAAAGAAGCCGGGTAGTGGTGGTATATAGTCACTTCCCCGCTCTCGCGATGGCGGAACAAAAATAAAATTTTGGGAAGTTGACGTGAATACCGTGCTTACGGTATATACGGTATACATAAGGTTTACGGTGAATACGGTGAATACGGTAATGGCGGATTTGAGTTTGAAGGGTCTTGATGGGGATTTGATGGTGAAGGTGAAGGTGCGGGCGTTGGACTGTGGGATGACGTTGAGGGAGTTCGTAACCAAACTTTTAGAGCAGGCAGTGGTTGATGACCATGCAAACTCTCGTAATGGATGCGAGTTACTCGGAGCACAGGAAGAGACGGGATCACCAGTGCAGTCCGGCGCAGTGGACCGAGGCAACAAACGGATTGAGGCGGGGAAAGAGCGCGCCGTTGAAGAGGCGGTTAAATTGTGGCAGCCAGTCCGATCTGGAGGTGGGACGTGCGCTCATGGATTTCCTACGCATCCGGAGTGTGGTTTTAAAGACGGATTTAAGGTGAAGTGATATGTTTTGCGATGAAATGGTTTTGCGTCAAATCTTAGAAAAGGTGGATAAACTTATGGCAACAGTACCCCCTGGCCTCGCTGCACTGCAGACGAGTGTCACAACCGTTCAAAATCTACTCACAACCCAAAACACGGATATTACGAACTTGACGCAGGCGATCACGGTAGCGATTGCTTCTTTGTCGAGTTCAGAGGATCCACAGGTACAGGCGGCGGTGCAGACGTTAAATGCTGCGGTAGCAGGCTTGCAGACGAACGAGGCTACGATTGAGGCGCAGACGACTGCTCTCAGTGGAGCGGAGGCGCCGACAGGGCAGGTGGCTGCCGCTTTGAAGCCGACCGGGACAACGAACATCGGTAACACTGGACAGAAGACGGTCTAAGGAAGAGGGGGCAATGGCTGATCCGGAGTTGGGGAATAGGGCTAGCGAGCAAGGGCAGTACGAGCGGGGTGCGGACTTTGAAGGGATAAACAGGAGCACCCTGCCGGCTGCCGGGCCGATACTGGAGGTTGATGTCAAGTCTGACGGTGCAAATTTGCAGTTGTCTAGACGAAACGGTAGGGCCGCGCGGTCGCTTGAACTTCGCCACTCCGAATCAGACATACTGTCCGCACAGTTGTTGGACGATCCCGAGATGACGGCCTTTGAGGTTCCGAATGTAGGGAAGGTGGAGGCTTCTCCGTCCAGGATCTCAAAGGCGTTGTCGCGGAATGCGAACAGGGAGCAGTTGATCTGGTTCGGGATTGACTCGGCGAATAAAAGCGCAGTCATAGGGGATAGGATTATTGTTCGGCGGGACACGTTGGAGTCGGAGTACATTTGCAGGTCATGCAAAGGAAAAGGACATACCGATGAGGAATGCGGCCACTGCGGAGGAAAGCAGCAACGGAACGGAGAGCACTGTAAATCCTGCACCTGTCTTGGGTATGAAGCGGAAACGCCGCACCCGAGCGGATTCGCTCGTTGCGAAGATTGTCGAGGTTCTGGGTGGAAAAACGGAATCGTCGTCCCGGAAACTGCTCAAGGTAAGCCTGTTACTGGAGTTGTCGTCAGCCTTGGACCGGAAACGAAACTCCTGAAGCTCGGAGACCGGGTGTTGCATTCAAAGTTTGCGGGGCATACTTTGGATATGAAGCAGGAGACGTACACGTTCATGCGCGAGTCCGAGGTTATTAGCCTGCTGAGGGATACGGTGTGAGCCAATCAAAAATCAAATCTCGTATCCCGGCCTTTGACGTAGTGGAGTTCTCCGAGGACTCCTACACTGAGCGCGGCGAGCGGGTGTATAAGACGATGCGCGTTACTCTCAAGCCTCTGCTTGATCGTCCCTTTGTGAAGGTGCTCCGGTGCGACAAGGGAATCGGAATCACGGAAGAGTGGATCGAGGACACGATCAAAGGTCTTTGGCAGGCTCTGGACAGGGATTACCCGACAGACGAATTTCGACTCGTGCGTCACGCTCCGAACGATGTCAGTTTTGAGTACTGCGGGACGAAGGGAGCGGTGCAGTGATGGAAGTTTGTAAGGATTGTCGCTACTTTGTGCCTATGTACCACCATGTCGGTCGCTGCGTTCACGCGGAAGGTTTGAACATGAATGCCAAGATGTTCACCGACGACGGCAAGGCAAGAATTCTTGTTCACATCACATTCGCCTGCAATCAGTTCGAAAAGATCGCTGCCGTTGAATCGGAGTCCCTGTGAGACTATTTGAGCTTGAAGCACGACCGGACTGGCAGAAGATAGCAACCGCTGTTCCTTGTCCGGTAGAAGGTGGCTGTGGAGTTGGTGTCGGCCAGATGTGCATCGAGTTGGGCATGGCTAACAGAAAGCAGCGTGCCGACTTCCATGCGGTTCGTAAGCAGCACGCCAAGAGTGTTTGGGAGACAGGAGTAGCAGATGCCGAGCAACCCAGCGAGATCGGATGCGAAGACCCTTCAACTGGCAGCAATGGACTTCGCACTGGCGCCAGCGGAGACGATCCGGAAGGAACTAGGGATAAGCCAGTCAGCGATCAGCCAGCGCCGACAGTCGGAACTCTACAAAACGACAGTCGAGGAACTGAAACAGGCATTCAAGGAAAAGATGCTTCAGACTCCGGGCTCAACGGAGATACGCAAGACAATCAGTTGGGCGCTGTCAATCGCGGTAAAGAAGATCCTGGGAATACTATCCTCTCCAAAGACAAGTAACCGGGATGTCATCGGCGCCGCTCGCCTCGTTGCGCAGATGGACGGCAGATTCCTAGGAACGGCGGACGAAGATGGTCACGGCAAAGTCAATGACAATACTGAGTCCCTGGCCGCGGAACTCATGAAGATGGTCAACCGGCCAAAGGATAAGGTTCAGTGAGTGTTCCGGAAGGCTTGGAGTCGGAACGAGACTTTGTTCAGGAAAACTCCCCAACCGCCTGGCATGAAATCGTAATCTGCGATACTGACTCATCCGAGGCCAAAGTAGCTGCCATGCGGCTCAATGCTCTCGGCAGCCTGTTTTTCTTCTCCTATCACATCCTGCGACACTTTAGACTTTCCCGGAACCTCCACGCTTACATGTGCAAGGAATTGGAGAGAGACACCCTCCGGCTAGGCATGGAGATCCCGCGGGACCACTTCAAAACAACGGTAGCGTCTGTTTCCGCCCCGATGTGGTGGGCTCTCCCGTTTACGGCCGAGGATGAAGACCTGATGTGCGCGCTCGGGTATTCCGAGGAGTGGATACGCTGGATGCACCGCGCACACCACTCCTCGACTCGCACCATGATTGCCTCTGAAACCATTGGGAATGCCCGCAAGATTGGTGTTAAGATCGACGGCCACTACAGCTCAAACCGCGTCTTTCGAGACCTATTTAAGAGCATCCTCCCCAAAGACACGGCGCGCTGGAATCAGGACTCGATGACTCACAACCGTCTAGACGGTGAGTATCACGGTGAGGGTACGTTCGACTTCATTGGGGTCAAAGGAGCTTTGCAGTCACGCCACTACAACCGCCAGGTGATTGATGATGCGGTAGGTGAAAAAGCGATCAACTCTGAAGTCGTCATGGAAACGACGATCGATTGGGTAAAGAAGCTGCCGGGCGCCTTCGATTCGGATCCGCGCCGGCCGCACGCGATGGCAGATCAGTTGTTTATTGGCAACCGTTGGTCGCACCGTGATCTTGGGACTTGGCTCAGAAAGAATGACCCTTCTCTCCAGTTCATTACCCATTCGGCAGAAGGTGGATGCTGCCCCCTGCACCCGATCGGCCAGCCGATATTTCCGGAAGAGTTCACAATGGAGAAGCTGGCTGACATACGGAGGATCGAAGGAGCGTACAACTACGCTGCTCAGTTCAGGAATAACCCAGTTGCTCCCGAAGCGGTGCGGTTCAAGGAAACATGGCTACGGAACTACCACATTGATGCTTGGAAGGAACCAAAAAGTTCGAACGAGATCAAGCCAGAAGAACGGATGAAAGTGGCCAACTGGGGTCAGTTGACCGACAAAAACAGGTTGGAGGCTTTGGGAATCATAGAGGACAAGGCAGAGGCAATGGGTGCGACTCCTGAACGTCTGAAGAAGGCGATGATTCACGAGGTCAAGGAAGGAGAGGCCATTGGAGACATCAGAGCTGGGGAACTCGATCGCTTTGCTTTCATGGACCCTAACCACTCGGGAGAGTTTGGGAGGGCGCGAAACGCAATACTTGTCGTTGGTGTCTACAACCGACCTCCTGCCCAGCGAAGAATCTATCTTCTCGATTGTTGGGCGAAGGCTTGCAACCACGAAGAGTGGCTCGATGCTGCGCTTTCGACGAAAGCTGGTAATCGCGGTCTGGTTGTTAAATGGCGATGTCACAGCCTCTATATCGAGAGTGAGGTCGCTGGTCAGCAGGGTTGGAAATATGCCATTAAAGAGCGGATGAAGAATATGGGAATCGATGCCTGCTTCTCCGTTCGTGGCCTGAAAACTGACCGCTCGGAGAACGCTAAAACCAACCGGATTATCGGAATGGAGTCGATCTATGAGAACGGATTCTTCTGGGTCAGGCGCGTAGGATGCGAGGCTTTCCTCGAGGAATATAGCGAGTACCCGAACGGCGCGACGATGGATTTGCTTGACTTGGCTGGATACCTGCCTCAGACTTGGAGCGGAAGTTCGCGCGCTCAGGCACGTGAGTTTGTGGCGGAAGAGATGGACCGCCGAAAGAAACTGATGTCCAACGTCTCGATCGCAGGATACTGATGCCCATTCCGGCCGAAGTGCCAATTTCGCATGTATTCTCAGACACCCGAGTCGCTGATATTGAAGGCTATGCGAAAGACAGAATCCAGTCTCTAGTCCGCGGCCTGCGTGGTATCCGGGAAGAAAAAATCAGTAAGTGGCGCAAGGTCTACGCTGGCACGCCGCGAGAGAAAACGAAATCCTTCCCTTGGCAGAACGCCTCAAACGTCGTCATCCAGTTGGTCGGATCTTATGTCGATCAGCTTGTGGCCAAGATCGTCATGGGTTCGGTGGCGATGGAACCGCTGTACGTTGCTGAACTGGTTGGGGAATTTGACCAGCAGCAGCGTGCGGAGATGCAGCGGGTAGCGGTTGAGGAGTGGCTATCCTACCGAATGCTCGAGCCGTCGCAGGTCAACTACCTACCAAAGGCCGTGATCTGGATTCGCAACATGGTTCGCTACGGATTTGGGTCTATTAAAGTCATTCCGGAGAAAGTAGTCGAGCAGGTGGTCACGGACGGCGGTGGGTTCCGTGAGTATGTCCGCCACAACGGACCAGTGGCCTATCCGATCATGTTCGAAGACTTCCTGATGCCATCGACAACGATTGAGATTGAGCGCGCGCCATTCATCGCCCAGCGTGCGCGGTGCGAACGATTTGAGATTGAGGCAATGCTTCACGATCCCAGTTACAACCGAAAGCGTATCCAGGAGGCTTTGAAGTCACCTACTCGCCAGGGTCCGGATCGTAACCAGCAGCAGATCGAGAATGAGACCGGCGCCAAGGTTGATATGGGCAACCCGGTGGTCGATCAATGGGATGTGTATGAGTGTTATTTCCCGTATCAGGTAGGAGGGAAGAAGTTCCAGCTTGTAGAAACCTGCATCACGGACGACAACGCGGAAAATCCGCAGTGGATCAAAGGGGTATTCAACTGGCTACCAGATAACTCGTTACCCTACATTGGGGCTCGTCTAGGCTCGGATGGTGAGCGCGCCTATGGATTTGGCTTCTGCGAGATGCTCAAGGATTATCAGGAGGAAGTCACTGCTATCCATAATCGCCGCGGAGATGCTTCCACCTTGGCGAACACGAATCTGATCCGGATCGACACCGGCCAGCAGATTGACACCCAGTTCTCGATCTTCCCGAATGCCACAGTACCAGCGGCGAAAGATGCCATCGAAGTCATCCCATTAGGTCGCACGGCCAACGAGACGATCGGTGACGAAAATATGACTTTGGAGCTGGCGCAGGATCGCGCCGGAGTCGGGCCATCTTCATCTGGTGCTGGTGGAGGGACGGTTAACAAGAAAGGTTCCTACTCGGCAATGGGGACGATGGCGACCATGCAGGAGGGAAACTCAAGGTCGAACTTGAACGTGACTGAGTTCCGGCAGAGTCACTACTGCTTTGGCCGTCTGACGTTGCTTTACGACGCCCACTTTGGCGTGGATGAACGCGACATGAAGGCGCTGGGGAAACAGGCGCAGTTCCTGCAGAAGGCTCTCGATAACGTCAAAAGTGGCAGCATCATTCTTCCGATCAGGGCCGCGACGGGCTCAGTCAACAAGGAAATCGAAAAGCAGAACTTAATGCTTTTGTTGAACAACTGGCGCAGTCATGTTCAGATGGTGACGCAGTTGATGCAGCAGATGTCGAACCCACTGGCACCGCCTGAGCTGACAGATTATGTGGGGAACGTAATTCTGGCGTCCAATGTTCTGATGACGAAGATTTGCCGCGACTTCAATTTCACGGACCCGTCAGCCATCCTACCGGAGCCATTGGGGATTCAGGATAAGATCGATGAGATCGAGGATCAGGGCCGTATCAAACAAATCCAGAAGGCTTTGCAGTTGTCGATGCCAGCTTTACAACAGCAGTCGCAGGGACAGGGGCAACCGGAAGGAGGCGCGGTCACGAGTGCCGGAGCGTCTCCTGCGGCTGTCCCAGAGGCAGTCCAATGACGGAAGAGATCAAGAGCAAGGCATGGAACGAGGCAATCACCCCCCGATTGGAAACTCTCCGTGCCTGGTTCGGTAGTTCTGAGTGGAAAGATGGGGTTCGCGCCTACTTGAACGAAGTCCTCTCGCAACGCCGAGAGCATCTGGAAAACAAGGGCAACGAGCACGGCTCAGACCAGTTCATCAAGGGCCAGATCGCGATGTTGAAAGAGATTATTGCTATACCAACGGTGATCGACAGGCACATTGAACTGGCTGAGAAAAACAAAGACGGCGCTCCAAAAGGAGACGCTGGCTATTGACCACAAAGGGATTGTTCTTGACAACGCTGCAATCTTTGTTCTAAGTTCCGCTCATGGCCATCTTCAACCAGCAGGTTGATCCCGAGAAAATACTTGGCATGAAGCCGGAAGATTTGAAGACGAAACTCGAGTCTGCGGCCAGCAAAGAAGACGTCACAAACCTTGGGAAGCAGTTCGAAACAATCAGTAGCGGACTGCAGGAATTAAAAAACTCTCTCGCCGCGCTGAAACCAAAAGAGCCAGAAGCTGTCATCGTGGATGAAGGCGATCCCACGACCAATCTTCTACTGGATCCCAAGAAATTTGTTAAGGATGAAACCAAAGTGTTGCAGAGCCAGCAGATTGAGACGCAGGCGCAGCTTCAAGAGATGCGCGCGAGGCAAAACCCAGCATTAGCCGGGATTTTCTCCAAGTACGGATCGGAGATGGTTGCTCTGGCTGAAAAGATGCCGTTGGCGCAAAGGGCTCAGCCTGGATTCTGGGAATGGCACGCGCGGACTTTTGTTGGTGATAAGGTGGTCACCGGTAAGCTCGACCGGGAATCCTATCCATCCCTTATTGGTTCCTCGACTGTAGGCGTCCGGTCAGACGGTGACCAGGGTGACCCGAACATGGGATTTGATGCACCCGTTGCCGAATGGCTGAAGGGTCGCAACATCCCGCTAGCCAAAGCCGCTAAGATCCATCAAATCATGGGCAAGGACGGCGATACGATCTCGATTGCGAACTATAAGGCTGGCAATGCCTAACCAAGACGACAAGCCCTACAATATTGACGATCTGATTAAGCAGTCGAAAGTTCAGACTGTCTCCACTCCTCCTCCGGTAACCGAAAAACCAAAGCCACACAACGGGATGTTCAAGGGGCAGGACGGTAGAAACCTTTGGCGCTACGAAGTGGATGGAGAGACGTACATCTACCCGAAGCCGATCGAGGAGATGACGGAAGATGACGTCTACAAACTGACTCCGCGATTCTCCGACATCACCGCGGGCAGACTTCCCCAGAACCTGAACGCGACATTCAAGGATCCACAGTGGGCCGGGTATTGGTTCAATAAGACAGCTCGGAGCGGAGTCCGCGTGCAAGAGGCGCGTGCGATGGGGTTCGTCCCCGCGACTCGGGATGATGTCAAGGAACTCGTGGCCGGTTTGGATGATGCGAATGGAGCGATCGAGCAGCACGACGTCGTTCTCATGAAGATCCATAAGGCCAAACTGTTCGGCCGGTACGCCACGCTGATTGCTCAGGCGAAGGCGCGCGGCGGGATTGAGCGGTACAAGCAGGCGGCAGAGAATGAAGTCATGGCCCACGGCGGCGATCTGACCAAAGGCCGGTACTTCCACACTCCGCAGGCGACGGACGAATTTCAGGGACTGGGACCAGTAGTTAACATGCCCACAGTGGCGACATAGGAGAACGACATGGCTGTTCTTTCAACACACTTGCCGATCATTGCGGTGCAGACGGTATCCGGGAACCAAGAAGATATTTTCAACTACTTGGAGGGCGCGACCCAGACTTTTAACAATGGGACCCCGGTTGTCGTTTCCTCGGGCGCCGTGATTGCTTCCACTTCCCCCCTGAGTACCACGAACCAGTTGGTTGGAATCGCCATGTATGCCGGCCACAATCTCGCTAGTGCTGGGAAGGGTGCATCCCCCCTGTACGGATCGATCGGTTTCCCTGGCGGCGCACCGACTTACGGGACAGTTCCGAATCAGACTTCCGCTGTGAACTTGCTTCATGGCTCGCCGTTTGTTGATGGGTTGATGCCGGTTCAGATCGCAGTGGAAGATACGATTTTCGAAGTTCAAGTGGACAACTCCACCGGTTCGAGCCAGGCAGCTACAACTTCGGCGATCGGCAAGTATTATGCCTTAATCACGGATGCAAATAGCTGGTGGTACTTGGATTTAAATACCGCCGCTACCACGCCGGGGACGCTGCCTTGTGTTGTCGTTTCGCTGAATCCGCAGGACTTGGTGGCTGGCTCGACAACGACTCAGGTGAACAATGGGCGCGTCAGAATTCGCTTCCTGCCCGGAGCAAGCCAGTTAGTAGCGTAACTGCAATGACACTAAAGTTCAGGGTGATCGAACATCCTGTAATGTGTTGAAAAGAGGGTATCTATATCACGATGGTTCGCAACCAGTTCTTTCAAGCAATGAGCATCGACGTCGCGCATAATTTTATTGAATTTCTGGACCTTCGCCAGAAGGCGGTGCAGTTCCGCTCGATATTCAACGTGCATCCGTCCAAAAAGGCGTATGAGGATGCGGTGCACTACGCTGGGTTCGGTCCGGCGCAGCCGAAGAACGAAGGCGAAGCGGTCGTCTATGACAACCTAATCCAGGGCGGTACTCGCCGGTACGTTCACCAGACTTACGGGTTGGGCGTGCGGATGTCCTATGAGCTGATGCAGGACGACCAGACGGGGATGATGGAACAGAGTCCCAAGGGTCTGGTGCAGTCGCACATCTTCGCCCAAGAGCAGACGGCGGCAAACGTGTTCAATTTGGGGTTCTCCTCGACTGGAACACTGACCGATGATGGGGTGTCGCTGTTTAATAACCAACACCCGTTGCTGGGTGGGATTGCGGCTACGAACATCGCTCCAGGAGTTGGGTCATTCTCTACGGCTTCCGGGACCTATCCGAATCGGCCGGCAGTGGACGCTGATCTGTCATTTACCGCATTGCAGTACGCGACGATGACTTTCCAGCGGATGCCGAACGCGCGCGGCTTGGTTGTGGCCGTCCGTCCGAAGCATCTTCGGATTCCGCCTGAGCTTGAGTTCATTGCCATTGAACTGCTGGGATCGGCTGGAAAGCCATACACTTCTGACAACGAAGTGAACTCACTTCTGGCGACAGGCCTGAGCTACGAGTTGAACTCGTATTTCACCTCGCCGTCCGAGTGGTTCCTGACTGGGAACAAGGACGAGCACCGTCTAATGTTCTTCGAGCGGCAATCGATCTACGGTGACTACGATCGAGACTTCGACCAGCAGGCGCTCAAGTTTCTGGGTATTGCGCGGTACAGCGCCGGCGCGGATACGTGGTTGAATACCTTTGGAAGTCTCGGGCCATAGGATAGAATGTTCTCTATGTGGGCCGCGAAACATGCCGATCATGGAGCTTGGTTCACCTGTATGCGGTCTGGCATTCGTTCTAACCTGGATGAAATGATCTGGGAGCAGGGTAGGCTGATTTCGCCGGAGTTCTCAGACATCATCGCGGGTGGGGCGTTCGGACTGCTCGGCGCAAGGGATGCGGATATAGCACGCCGGATCAAGCAGAACGTGAGCGACCTACAACCGCATCCTAAACTGGCGCAGGGAAACTTGCCGGACGACGAGGTCTATTTCGACTGATGCTGATTACTCCCAAAGCAGGAACGATGGATCCGAACGCCGGCAAGAGCGTGGAGGAGCTGACGAACTACGATTTTAGCCAGCAGCCGGAGAGTATGCGGTTCCACCATCACTCGGAGCTATTGAGTCATTGCAAGGATAAAGATCCGGCCATGCCTCAACAAGATGACGGTGTGTCGAATATGAACAATCCGATGCCGGATTCTGGATCAGCACGAAAGCAAGGTGGACCGACTTCACGTCGCCACAGGCCGTAACCTCGACTTAACCCATGTGCCGGAGAGCTTGGTATAGGCCCGGTGGGAGGATAAATGCCACGTAATCAACGGATACTGCAAGCCGATACCCCAGTTCCAGACGGAATGATAAGCATTTCTGCGCTGGACTTCGATACGACAACAGGGACAGGGACATACACCCGAATCGCGGCAGGCGAGATTTCTCTTCGTATCTCAACCACCACGCCGAGTGTCAGCCTGGCTTCACTGTCTGGTTTTCCAATGCGGTTTGGGATGCAGGATGATCTACAGGAGAGGTTCGGTAGCGGCATTCCGAATGGATCTTCCGGGAGTCCGATTGGCTTCCCGACAACGCTCTCAACAGCGAACGCTGCGGCGGGGAACGGGGTCAACATCGCGGTTATTAGCAGCGTCAATTTTTCGGTTGGCATGTCAGTTGTCATTGACACGGTGGCCTCGACGGTGCAGGAAAAGACTTCCGTGACGGCAATCCCTGATAGCACCCATATCACGGTGCAGACTTTGGCGAATGCCCATACAAGCCCGTTCCCGATTTCGGCTCATGTGTTTACCACTCCGGCTGGCGTCTCTGGATCCCCGCCGTATGCTGGGATCACACAACTCACTCCCGTGACCGCGCCGCGGCCGAAGGGGCTACGGATCAAGCAGATCAACGCGATCTACATTATCAATACGACCAATGCCACAGCGAACACGATCGGCCTATCGCTCATTCAGTACACCAACAATGTGGTGGCGCCGACCGCGACGGCCTTGTTGACTAATGCCCAGAATGGCATGTCACTGACGGCATCGGCGAATCCCTACGTGACACCAATCCCGATTCCGGTTGCGAACCAAACGTTCATAACGGGACAGAATTCGCAATTGATTCTGGAGTGGGACATCACTGCAGGAACCACGGTGGACATCTTGGGTGTTACGATCATCGCAGACTTCAACCTGGATAACTAGCGTGTACCATTACGGTCGGCAATCCGAAGCTCACGAGTATCTGAATGGCCAGTGTCTGCATTGCCAGATGTACAAGGTCAATGTGGACCGATTGAGCCATGTGTGCACCCCGGCGCGCGAGAAGTTCATTGACGACCAGTACAAGGAGCGCGCTGCAAATTTGCAGGCTGGGGGTGTGTCATCGCCAACGACATAACTGGCGCGCAGTGGCGGATTGATACTCTACCGTTTGCCCAGACTGGTCCGGTCTACATCACCGGAGCCAACTGGACAGATCAGGTTACGGCTGGTGACTCGTGTGTTTTCCAGACCACTGCGTCAAAGCCGATCATTGATTCCAAGGCGCAAGAGGCGAATTACCAGCAGAACTTTGGGAAACTCGGCTGGCAGAATGGAATCAAGGGAGTCACGCTGACCTCTGGCGTTCTGACAATCTCAGTCGGCGCAGGTAAGTAGCTATGCCCGCAAAGGGCGAGTTCGAAGTTCAGTACTTTGGAGGCCCCGATAATCCCGCCCCATGTGGCGGTGTCAACTACGCAGCGCCGTACACCGCCATCCCGCCGAACGATTTAGCGCCTGGTTCCGTCAACACGCAAAATATCAATGGTTTCCTTTGCTCCAGCCCCTGGGTGGCTCAACCGCCATACAATCTGACTCTTGCTTCTGGCGAGTTCATTATGGGGGTATTTGAGGCAACGAGCACGGCGGCATTACTCACGACATTTGTTCCGGCCTACTCGTCGGCGCACTTTTCATCAACCTTGGTGGTTACGAACATAGCGGTATATCTCTCCCAGCAGAGCGGGTTCACGTACCCCCCAGCCACGCAACTGGCAAAGCTAAATCCTACGGTCGTGCACACCTGGACGGTTGGTCAAGTTAATCAGAGCTTCGCCTACCCAGGACAGGCTGTGACGTTTATCCAGAGTGGTGGGATTGTGTATTTTACTGGCCTCATGTTGGCTGGGGTGTTTGCTTATGGCAACTTGCCTTCTGGTGGTGGAAATATTCCTGGATTCATCCAGTGCACGGCGTATGTCTGCGGTAGATACATCGCTGAACTTGCTGGGAGGTTAGTGATCGGCGAATGCCTCTTTCCCGGTGGCGGTGGGACCGGTGGCGCACCGAATCCAACGGTAGCGTGGTCTGGGGTTGGAATTTTCGGCCAA